TAACACCAAGGATTATTTGAGCCTGAAATTGAAACGCATCAACATCAAAGTGGACGACATTTTTGACGATGGCGCATTCAAAGCGCTCTCCGCACGGCTCACAACTAAAGATCGCCGCAACAAAACAATCAGCCACGCCTATCCGCTGGTGGTCAACAATTACGCCGCGCGGGCCATGAATCTGGCCTATGAGATGGGCGAAAAGAAAGTCACCGAAGAAGTGGTGATGGCACTTTAGTGAAGGGAGAAAGATCATGTTTGAAAGATTCATTCTCTACATCGAACAGGAACCCTGGGAAGAAAAGATCAAGCGGCAATGGAAGTGGCTGGATCGCTTAAGCTGGCTGGCCATCTTCATGGCCATTCTTTATTTCGGCCCGTCGGTCCTGACAATATTTATGAGGTGATCGCAATGAGCAAAACGACTCCAAAAAACAAAGGCAACGGCAATGGCGTATGGTGCCTCTTGAGGGCGCGGAAAATCAAGAAGACTCAATGTATCGCGCAGCAGGCAACCGCGCCGGGCGTATGCTTCGGCTGCGGCTGTGGACAATTCAAACAGTGATCACAATGAAAGGAGGCAAGCATGCCGACATTAAGCGAAATCGACAAATTGACCAAAACATTTTCAGAGGCGCGTCAGATGCTGGCGGACCGTGTTCGCGGACTGGAGGATGAAATCCAGGCGATTAAGCGCAAAAGATTGCCGACCATTAAGACTAGCGTCAATGCCGTCATGATCCGGCAGGCAGAGCTGAAGGCAGCGCTGGACGAGAGCAAAGCACTTTTCGTGAAACCGAAAACCATTATTCTGCATGGCATCAAGATTGGTTTCCAGAAAGCGAAGGGCAAGATATCCTGGGCCGACGACGCGCAGGTCGTCAGGCTGATCAAGAAGCATTTGCCCGATCAGGCGGACGTCCTGATCAAGATTACGGAGAAACCCATCAAGGACGCCCTGATCAACCTACCTGCCGCCGACCTGAAGAAAATCGGTGTCACGGTGGAAGAAACCGGCGATCAGACCGTCATCAAATCGACTGACGGCGAGGTCGATAAATTTGTGGATGCCCTCCTGAAAGACGAGACCCAGAACCACGCAGAGGAGGCGGCCTGATGTTACATATCATGCTCGTTGGGCTGATCATCTTTGGACTCGGGCTCGTGTGGGGCGCGGGCATTTTACTGCTCATCCAGGAACGGCGACGGAAGACGGAGCCAGGCACGCAGGGACATGGCGCGCCTGGCCCTGGCCTTCGACCAAGCGCATGGTGCAGGCTGTGGCCGGCTCGTGACACACAGGTTGGCGGAAACCATTATTGTTCGAAGGCGATCCAGCCCTGGGACGCGATGGAAGCCTGGATGACGCCGGAGCAGTTCCGGGGCTTCCTGCGCGGCAACGCCATCAAATACCTGGCGCGCTGCGACGATAAGGGCGGCATGGAAGATATCCGGAAAGCGGACCACTATCTGAATAAACTGCTGGAGGTAAAGTAATGCGCCTAGTCTGCCCATCTTGCGGAGCCACAGCCAGCGCGGAGGCGTGGACCAATGACGCGGCGATCCGTTACACCATCGACGCACTGCTCCAGTTGCCCACACCCGTGCGCCTCCATGCGCTTGCGTATCTCGGACTATTCCGCCAGGGCACCAAAGCCCTGCCCTGGCGGCGTGCCTTGAAGATTGTAGCCAGCCTTAAAGACCTGGTGGCGGAAGAAAGCGTTCACTGGCAGGGTGGCGAGACGCGGCCCATCAATGCGGAGATCTGGGGCAAAGCCATCGAAGCGACGCTGGCGTCCGGGCCGAAGGGATTAAAGAACCATAACTACTTGAGAAAGTGCGCCTGGGACCTGGCTGCGGATCTGGCCGCGCAGCAAGAGAAGAAGCGCGAAGAGCAGCGACGGAACATCAGCCGCGATGAAGAGCCGCGCGAGATTCCGGAGACGGCCAAGGCGGAACTTGAAAAACTGAAAAAGAAGTGGGGGGAATGATGAAGATCGAATCCAAACAGATCCAGCTTATTCACATCGCCCGCGCCCAGCTCGGCCTGACCGACGAGGATTACCGCGCTATCATCTCCGGACGGTCGGAGGGCAAAAAAGAATCAAGCAGCGATCTGACCTACCATGAAGCTGATGCGGTGATCAATTACATGATCCGGCTCGGCTTCAAGATCAAACCGAAATATGTCGCCCGCGAGAAGGCCGTTAAGCACGCCTGGAAATCAGGCCAGCGGCCGGCAAATGTGTTCTGCCTGGCAACGCAGGCGCAGCTCAACATGATCAACGCCCTGGCCGGGAAAATCCAATGGCGTTATGCCGACGGTTATGACCGCTGGCGCAGGAAGTACATCAAGATTGATCAGATCAGAACCGATGATGAAGCCATGATGGTCATCGAGGGCCTGAAGGGGATGCTTCAAAACCAGGACGGGGATTGTGATTTTTAGGAGACCGCGTGCATGGAAATAACGGTTGAATATTTAGACGGCACGAAGGAAGTTTTCCCGGAAACTTCACGTCCCGGCGGCAGTTACAGCACGACAGGTAAGGCTGAAGCTGGATGGTTTATCGTTGAAGATGCATGGGGAAGCAAGACGTACATCCCGGCAGATACAATATTGAAGGTACATTCCAACCCGACGAGATGGTAATGGGGACATAATGAGCGATGGCCTCAAAGAAATTGCCGCAACGATGAGCATCGATGAGCTGCCGGAATCCTATCAGCCGGTGGCGGAGATCGTCGGCGTTGAAGGCGCGCTTCGGCTGGCCAAGCACCTGGGCGGCCTGTATTTTTACTATCCGCGCCTGGATTCCCTCCTGCGTGACAAACGCGACGCGCAGATCCGCGCGGAATTCACCGGCTGCAATCACCGGGACTTGGCCCGCAAATATGCATTGACAGAGTCCTGGATTCGAGAGATCGTCCAGCGCAAGCCTGCATTTGAACAAACAGACATTTTTACCTCTGTATCAACCGGCCACAATTCATAAATCCGCAAGTATTTTCTGCAAGTAATTTTTGCAAGTAATTTCCTCAAGCACTTTCGTGGTTTTTCAAGTGCTCTTCCCTTATCGTCGCACCTACTTCATCTCCTGCTTCCGTCAAAGGCCCTGGCCGCGTCCTAGCCAGCGCGACCGGGGCCGACGGCAGCGAGGGCACGAAAGGGAGGCAACAAGCATGGCGTCACGATCGGTAACGGACTGCACACCGGAATTACGGGAGAAGATCAAGAAATTTACCATCGCCATGTTCAGCGCGGGAATCCCGTTTATCATCACCTGCACCGCCCGCACGGTCGATGAACAAGTAGCGCTATATGCGCAAGGCCGCAAAGAAACATGGGACGTCAATGCTCTGCGCTACGTGGCAGGCATGCCTCCCATATCCGACGAGCAGAACAAACATAAAGTTACCTGGACACTGAAATCCAATCACCTGATCGATCTGGATGACGACATTCCCGACAACAATTTATCGCGCGCTTTTGATATCGCCATCGTTCGCGACAAAAAACCGGTATGGGACGTTAAAGTCGATGTCAATGCCGATCATATTCCGGATTACACGCAGGCCGGAAAAATCGGCGAAGCATGCGGCCTGCGCTGGGGCGGCAGGTTCAAGACACCGGACATGCCGCACTTTGAGGAGAGATCATAATAACCTATACGCTTTGAAAGGAGAATTAACATGAAAAACTGGAAAACGACAGTATCGGGGGTGCTGAGTGCGGCAGGGATGATTTTCCCGGCTCTGGGTTTGCCTGCTGAACTTGGCCAGGCGGTTACCGTGATCGGTTTGTTTCTGATCGGGTTATTCGCGAAAGACAATAACGTGACGGGCGGAGCGGTGCAGCAGTAATGGATGAAGTCGATCATGCACAGATGATCAGCGAAGTTTATGAAACGGCCATGTTGCGGCAGCGGGCCAGAAACAAAGCCGCGCTGCCGGAATTCCGCCGCACCTGCGAGGATTGTGGCGGCGTCATTCCGGCCCGACGGCGAAGAGCTAATCCCAGTGCCACGCGTTGCATTGCATGCCAGGCTAAAGTTGAGCACGGAGGAACGTAAATTGGATCAGCTAGGCGTAACGAGCATTTTAAAATTACTGGGTGATTTTGGAACGGTCGGATTGGTTATATTTCTCTGGTGGTCGGACAACAAACGTATCTGGTCTGTATTGGATCAATATAAAAAGGACATGGCCGAGCAGCGTGAAATGTATCAAAGCAGCATCCAACTGGTGAAAAATTACGAAACACTTGTCTCGGAACATGCCGATACCATCCGCCTTAACGTCGCGGCAACCACAGAATTGATTACTTGGCTAAAAACCAGGACTCCGTGCCATCAACTGCTCAGGAGGGATTCATGAGCCTGCACAATGAAATGCGCCGCACGAAATTAGTGAACTTGGAATATAAAGTAAAGCGCCAGCGCGCGCACATCACAGAGCTGTCCAGACTTATTTGCATCAATATTGATTTGAGCCTGCATACACCTGAGGATGTGCCCGTCGAGGAAATCGATAACCAATGGGATGATCTGAAAACAACATGGGCGGAATTGATTGCCGCCCAGGAAGAGATCAAGCGTCTGGAAGAGGAATTGAAATAATGGCCGAGAAAGGCGCGCGCACACAACTGGAGCCGGTAGCCCGGCAGATGTACATCGACGGCAAAAGCCTCACCGATATCGAGGCCGCGCTGAATGTGTCGCGCCAGACGCTTTCCGTATGGAAAGGCCAGACCAAAAAACCGGGAGAAGAATTTGACGAATGGGATAAGGCCCGCGCCCGCAAGGCGAATTTCGGCATCCGGATGGAAGCACTCCTGGAGCGAGAACTCACCTACGCTGAAGAGCGCCAGCCTGGAGCCATCGAGGGAGCGTCGCTCGACAACCTTGCCAAGCTGGGGAGCCTGGTGGTCAAATTCCGCGCCCAGGAAAATACGGGCGCAGGTTACGACCGCGCAAAAGTCTTTTTGGAAAACGTCCAATGGATCGTTGCGTGGATGCGGGACAACGATCCCGAAGGATTGAAAACGCTGGCGGCGGATTTCGACGCGCTGACGATGCAGTTCAAAACGGAGCAGATGAATGGCGGCAATGCGTAAAAGACCGGCCCTGACCGAAGGGCAATTCGACAAGCAGGTCGAAGAACTCAAAAAGTGGATACGCGAATCCGTCTCTCCTTTTGAGAATGACACGCCCGCCAAGCAGCATGCGCGTCGCGAACGCGGTCGTAAGGATCTGCTTTATTTCTTTGCCACGTATCTGCCGCACTATTTCAGCGTTGACTTCGGAGATTTTCACAAAGAATGGCAGGAGATCACCGATCTCAAAGACCAGTTCGCCCTCATCGGCGCACCGCGTGAACACGCCAAGTCAACCTTCTTCACCCTGGGCAATCCCGTGCACAAAATATGCTACCGGCTGAAACGCTTCATCTGGCCCTGCTCCGACACGCATGAACAGGCGGCGGCGTTCAGCCTCCAGATCAAGCTGGAGCTGGAAGAAAACCCGCGCATCAAGCACGACTTCGGCGTCCTCAAAACCAAGAACTGGAGCGACGACGAATTTGAAACATCCAACGGCGTCATGGTGATGGCCAGAGGGCGCGGCGATAAGGTCCGTGGTATCCGCTACCGGCAGTACCGTCCGGACATGGCCATCTTTGATGACATGGAAAACGACGAGACCGTTGAGAACCCGCGCACCACGAAGAAGATCATCAACTGGATACGCGGAGCGGTGCTGGGATCTCTGGGCAAAGGTTATTCCGCCATTATGGTTGGCAACCTCTTCCACCCGCTCTCTGCCATCTCCAAGTTGATCGCCGAGGAAGACGAAGACGGCCTGCCGCGTTACGTCTCCAAAATTTACGATGCCATAATCGATGCCGGTACGCCGGAAGAGCGGCCCCTGTGGCCAGCGCTCTGGCCGATGGAAAGGCTCAAGCAAAAAGAGCATGACGTCGGCACGTACACCTTCAACAAGGAAATGCGCAACAAGGTGGGCACCGAAGATAGCCCGTTCCCGGAAGATACGGTTACGTTCCACGACCGCATCGAGGTAATCAACCGGCCTTTGACTTTTGCCACGGGCGTCGATCCGGCCAGTACATCTGGGTCGAAATCCGACTTCCGCAGCGTGATCACCTGGGCGCTGGACCGCCAGCGCATGACCTTCCACTGCATGCACGCCTGGATCAAGCGCCGATCCATTGGAGAATTTTTCGCTGCAGCTTACGCGCAAAACGATCAGTATCCGGGCCGCGTGATTGTGGAAGAGAACATGCTCAAGGAATTTCTGCATGAGGCCATCAGCAACTATGCCAAACAGGTGGGCCGGTATCTCGCCTGGCAACCGATCACGCATACCACTAGCAAAATCGACTCCCGCATCATCGGCACCTGCGAATATTTATGGGAACACAAAAAGATGTCGTTTGAGAAAAACCACAGCGACCAGAAGACGCTCATCGAGCAGTTTGTGTACATTCTGAACCCGACCGTCCACGACGACGGTCCGGACGCCTCCGAAATGGCGATCAGCCACCTGCAAAGGGAATGCGGAATGTCGGTCGGATATACCTCCGTTGCCAGGCGGCGGTTTGCTGGGTCGCCTGATGATCGGAAAACCGGTGGGTTTATCCAGAGGGGAGCCTATTGATGATGGCGCGTTTAAATGCCCCACGTTCGTTTAAGGGCCAAAATGGCACCAAAGGGACGGTAATTTCCTTGACACTGTTTATAAACATGTTTTTGCGCGAAGTATGGGTAAATTTACCCGGTAGTCAGGAGGGTATATCGCTATGACGGTCCTTTTTGACCAGTTCGGACGGGAAATTCAGGTCCGCAAGAAACCAGAAACCAGGGAAATTGCCGTCACGGCGATCCGGGATCGCTGGAGCAATTATCCCTCCGGCGGGCTGACGCCGGAACGGCTGGCCACGATCTTCAAAGAGGCGGACATGGGTGATGTGACCCGCCAGGCGGAATTGTTTGAAGAGATGGAAGAGAAAGACACGCATCTTTTCAGTGAAATGCAAACCCGGAAGAATGCCGTCCACGGTTTGGAGTACGAAATCGCGCCGTACTCGGAAAGCGCCGAGGATAAGAAGATTCGTGATTTCATCGCCGATTGCCTGTTCAACCTGGAACATTTTGACGACGCGATTCTGGATCTGCTGGACGCCATAGGCAAGGGGTATTCTCTCTGCGAAATCCTATGGGACATCAGCTCCGGCAAGGCCATTATCGGCGGACTCTCTTGGATACACGCAAAAAAAGCCGTCTTTTACGAGCGTGGCGCTGCCAATATGTGGGCTAAAAGCGTAGAAGCCCCCAGGGTGTTGACGGAGGCCGAACCTTTCAACGGCGAGATCATGCCGCCGTTCAAGATGATTTATCACAGGTACAAGGCGCGTTCCGGGTATGACACACGCGCCGGTGTGTTGCGGGTCTGCGCCTGGATGTATCTCTTCAAGAATTACGGCATCAAGGACTGGGTGGCGTTTTCCGAGGTCTTCGGCATGCCCCTGCGCCTGGGCAAATATGACTCCGGCGCCAACCAGAGCGACAAGGATGCTCTGGTGGCCGCCATTCAGTCGCTGGGATCCGACGCCGCCGGGATCATTTCCAAGACCACCGAGATCGAATTTGTCGAGACCGTTAAGAATTCAGGCACAAATAACATTTACGAGACGCTGGCTAATTTCTGCGACAAGCAGATGTCCAAG